TCACTGAATTATTTGCTTTAAAGCATTGACCTTTCTCTCAAAAGACGAGTCTTTCTTAATCTTATCTAAGGGACCATTAAATGCTTCTATTGCATTAATTAACTCTAAGACTGCTTGTGAAGTGACTTTCACTCTTACAATCTCGAGTAATTCCTTGAATTTCTTTTGACATAACGTATGTTGCAACCTAGAAGAAATAATTTCATTGTCAAAAGACAGTATTGCTATTAAAGCCTGATTAGCATTAAATTGTCTTATTAGCTCTAAGTAAATAGTTTCAGCATCCCAAGCTACTCCATTACCATTAGTTAAGAAAACTTCCACTAATGTATTAACATAATGAGTATTAATTTGTTGTGGTACTTGACTTGAATCACCTACTAAACGTTTAAGCTCTCTTGCTAATGGAGGTTCACTATAAAAATTATTAATACCTCTATGAGCGGATAATAAATTCTCTAAAGCCGTTTCAATTTCTGTAGCTCTTAATCCATCTGGAATATAAGATTCAGCATTTACAACTTCTAAAAAAGAGCGGGCATTATTTTGCTCATCTTGGTCATTGTTTGCAACGAATTTTCCATATTTCACACCTAAAAGATTTCTTGTTTCTTCATCTACAAATCCCCATAAAAATGGTAATAATCTATGGATGTTTTCTCTAACTTGAACAGTAGTATCATGTCTAGTGTAGATACCAAATAAACCTTGGGCTAAATTATTAGCTTGCTCTTTTGAAAAATCTTGAAAGAACGTAGCAATTTGTTTGGCTTCTTCCTCACTAATTGTATTTACTTTAATATTTGTAAGTAACTTTTTTATCTCAATTGTAATATTTGATAGAGGTAGTGATATAACTTCATTTATACAAGTTTCCAGCCAACTTATCAACTGTAATCCTGTTAACTCATTTTGATTTGGATGAGCTGCACTTGCCCAATTTCTCATATATCTTATATAGTCTAAATGCTTAAATCCTAATTCAGAAATTAAACCAATCTCTCGAGAACCATATATTAGCTCACTATCATCTATTTTGTCTAAATCGCTCTCATCTTTTAAACGTTTTCTTTTTTCTTGACTTTTCACTGCATTATCAAAAAAGTAATTTATATCATAATGAATTACTCTATTTCTCAATTCGTTTATAGTTTCATCCCATAAATAATTTAAGGCGGAATCAAACAAACCGGCTGTAACAGCAGCAACAAATTTTGATATATATAAAGAATTACTTTTCCCCTCGTTACTTAGTCTCTCTAAAGAAGCTGGTAAGTTTCTAAATACATTTATCCTATGCTCAACGGGTACAAGTACAGATTGAGTTGGCAGCCCCATTTCTTGTAAATATGTCATTAGGCCTGACTCAATTTCTTTCAAATTTAGATTTTCTTTCTGATGTGGGTTTATTGAAGAGGTTGCTGGAATCATATCATGTTTCATTCCTTCATCTCCTAGTTTTTTATTATGTAATTCTAAAATAAACAAAATTAAATTTGATCTTATATTAGCGAGTTAATAATAAACTCGTATCATGTATAAACCTCTAATGCTTTAATTTCATAGTTCATTCTATTTAAGATTACAACTATTTTTAACTTGGCTATTTACGATTTATCCACATAAATACGAACCTTATGACCTATTACATAATAAATTCCGATTAGGTTCGTAATATAATCGTTAGTTTTAACATTTACATCTTAAACCACTCATGATGACATCTATTTTATTTAACAAAACATATTACTTTTTAAGTATACACTTAATTCAAAAAAGATGGTAGTATCCTCCAACTTATTCTTTATCCCCGAGTATATAGTCTATTTGCATCAAGTAGGTATCTCTACTGATAAAAAATATATTTTTCAAATTTTAAGTCATCATAACCGAAAAAAATCTTCAAAACGGACGACTCGTTTATTCACAATCCCATAGAGCAGTAAGAGTAAGAACAAAAACTCAAAGTAAAAATAAAAAAATAACCCCTGCCACAAGCATTAATGTGACAAGGGTTTTCTGTATTAACCGATAGAACCTTCCATTTCGAACTTGATTATTTTTAAACATCTTGATACACCATACCTCGTTCTAAACATTGATTTTACGGGGTTCCTTATTTTTCTTAATCACTTAAAATCATAATTCATCATAACTTTGTGGGTGTTTTGTGGGTGCACCCACGTTCTAATTTTCTTCACGAGTAATGAAGGGTTTCTCGCAATTTTATAGTAAAGGTACTAAATAAAGGAGGTGTGAAAATGTTCGAAGTCAATGTCGAAATAAACAATTCATTAATAAGTAACTACATCAAACAAAGGTTAGATGAAAAAATTAATGACATACTTTTTACTTGGGACATCGATCAAATGTCTAAAAGAACCTGTATGAGTAAATCGTTCTTAGAAAATGAATTTTTGCGGGATCCCCGAATGAAGTTGCTTGAGCGGCGCAAAGAAAAAGGCAAACGATTTTGGTTCTATGAAGAATCAAAGGAAGTCATGAAACAAATTATGGATGAATGGTGAACAAAAGCGTGGACAGACGCAAATTATCCTGAGGGTATAAATTATAAAATACAGCCACATTATTATCAAATACAGAAAGGCCTGTAAAAGAATCTGAAATTAAAAGATTCATAACAAATAAAATGAAAACAAAAACTGAGAACGTCACTATATCAATAAGCAGCAATGGAGTCGTACATATCCAAGAAGAATATGCAGAAACAAGTGCTCTTAATTAAAGGGTTTTAATAAAAATTTTGTTTTTTATAAAGGGATTTAGAAAAAGATGAAGTAATGTATCTATAGAGAGGAACTGATAAAAATGAATATTACACGTGAACTACCTGTCGGAACACACCATGATGATCCACCTGTAGGTATGCACCATGACCCAGCAATCGGAATGGGCTTAGGTCGTGAAATAAGAGTAGGTGGATAAATAAAAAGGCTCTCTCATATGAGGAGGGCCTTTTTATTATTGGTCGACTTGACAACCGCACTTACAAATGAAATGAACATGTTTATTTCCATACCAATTACACACATAATCAGATGATTTATTAAGACACGAAGGACAGCTAACGCCTGGTTTGTTCTCCGGCTCTCCTTGATGCTGTTCATAAATTTGCAAAACCTCTTCAATCAAATTTGGTACTCTTTCTAATCCCTCTTCCAGCTCTTTTGATAACTTTTTCATATATCTCACCTCTACATGGCACCATATCAGAACAAACGTTCTCGCGCAATATATTTTTCGTTATGGCGCAAATTTTCTTTGGGGTAATTTTTCCTATTTTTTCAGAATGAAGAACTCATTAAAAAATGAGTCTTCCGAACTTAATACTATGCGGCCAGAATTCAACTGAGTTAATAGTACCTATGTAATTCGAATCATTCTTATAACGACATATTTATTATCAGCTTCTCTCTCCTAAACTATGGTAAAATCCCTGTGTTAAACTCCATATGAAAGGATATGATCATGAAGGTATTTGAAGCCAAAACACTGCTTTCCGAAGCTGAAAACCGTGCAAAAGAATACAAAGATTTAAAAAGTAAAATGGTCAAATTAAAGAAAGCATTCAAAGCTGTTGCTGATCTAGATGATAGCGAGTTTTCAGGTAAAGGCGCCAATAACATCAAATCATTTTACGAAGATCAGGCTGGCATTGCTGACCAGTGGATTGATCTAATTGAGATGAAAATATCTTTTTTAACGAGTATTCCTGGTATCTTGGAAGACGCTAGCTTATCAGATGCCTACATAGAAGAATCCTTCCTAGAACATGAGTTGGCTAATGCTAATTCCAAATCAAATTCCATTATGTCCGAACAGAAAAAGGCGATCAAAGATATCTTAAATGATATACACGACGTCCTTCCCTTAGATGTTTTTTCAACGGAAGATTTTAAAAATGAGTTATCTTCTGCTGAGAAAAAACGAAAAAACACAGTCGAGAAAATAAGTGAAGTCGATGAGAATCTGACGTCAGAATACGCCTTATCAGAAGCAAATGAACAAATGATTCAGGCTGATTACCAAGCACTCATAAACGCAACAGCAAAAGGCAAGAGTGCCTCTCCCATCCACTATAACGCAAAGGCTTATAGAGACAGTGAAGTCCACAAGATGACTGAGGATGTAAAAAAACAATCGACTGAGTATATCTCCTTTAAAGACCAACAGGCCGAACAAAGAAGGATAGCAAAAGAACAGGAAGAGCTTGCAAATAAGCCATGGTACGAAAAGACGTGGGATGTTGTTTGTAATTTTACAGGGGAAGTCTCCGGATATTATGATTATAAAAGAGCCGCCGATGGCGTTGATCCTGTTACCGGTGAAAAGTTGACAGAAGGCCAACGTGTAGCAGCTGGCGCAATGGCTGCAGCAGGTTATGTGCCTATTGTGGGATGGGCAGGTAAATTAGGCAAAGGTGTAAAAGCTGTGTATTCAACTAGCAAAGCGATCTACAAAGCAGACAAAGCGCTTGATGTCTATAAAACGCCTAAGACATTTCACGCTCTTCAAAACTCCAGCAAAGGACTTTACGGTCTCGCATCTGCAAACGGTTTTAGCGAAGCAATAACTGGCCGAGATATGTTTGGAAATAAAATTTCTGATGAGCAACGTCAAAACAGCCTTAATCATGCGTTATCGGTGCTTGGTGGATTCGGCTTACGTGGAGTTAATACTAAACTAAATGCCAAAAAACCAACTGGCTCTAAAAGACCATCTTGGCGCCAGTCAGAAGTTGACGTTGGAAAGGATTATCCTGGATACAAAGACCAAGTGTCCTTTAAGGAGAGAATCGAGGTAAAACACGGAACTAAGGACAGCTCCCGCCCTGATTTTTATAATACAGGGCATAGCATTGAGGTAAAAAATTATAAGTTGACCACATCATCAGGAAGAAGTAATCTTGTTAGAATTGTATCCAATCAATTTAACAAAAGGATAAAAGACTTACCAGAAGGAACAAAACAAACTGTTATAATAGACGTACGTGGTCAGACAGTATCGAGAGATATATTAAGAGATGTCAAAAGAAAAATAGATGAAAGAACGGATAATAAAGCAGAAATAATATTTAAAATGGATTAGGGGTGTCTAATATGGCAGTAGGTTTTATGGTTGACTGCTTTTTCTATGAGGCGGGACACGGCGACTTTGTTCATTCATTTTTTTCTACAATCTCATATCATTTAGAAAAAGACGGATGGGGAACAAAATATCCTTTATTAATGAATAACTTATACCATGATAAATTAGAGTGGAGCGACGTTCCAACTGCTAGAGAGAATTTAAAAGAAATTGAAGCAGAACTTTCTAAACTCCCTCCTGAAAAGGTTATTTGGGATATTGAAGACTTATCAAAAAATCCACCTTGGGGTAATAACATAAGTCAAAAAGTAACCAATCTATCAAACTATTTCGCGACAAACGACGGACAAACTTTCTTTGAGGTGCTATATAAGGCTATGGATGCTTCAGAGGAAGATAAATGTGATATGACTATTCGAAATGTATAAAAGAGAAGCCCTTTTATAGAGGGCTTCTTTTGTTAATTTAACAGAGCTGCCAATTTTGCTTTTGTTTTCGGTCCGTAGATACCATCTGCTGAAAGCCCGTGCATCAGCTGGAACCGTTTGACGGCATTGGCTGTTTTCGGACCATACACGCCATCAATGCCGTTATTCTTTGCCCCTTTATCTGGATAGAAATAAAGAGCAGCCAGAGCATTTTGAACCTGTCTTACTTTCGTGCCTTTCGTCATCGGACTTGTCACTTTAATAACCCCGGAAGGTAGAGCATATGACGTTTTTTTACTGCTTGATCCTGTTGTTTTCTTTTTGGCTGGACTTGTTTTGCTTGAGCTTGTTTTCCCGCCACCCAGCGCCTTCAATTCTGCTTCAATGGCAGCCTTAACCTCGTCCCATCTGCCCTCTGACAAAATACGGTGCGGGCAATACTTTCCGCTCCAATCTTGGTGTTTGCGAACACGATCAATACCCCATCCGCGTTCTTTAAGCAGTTGCGCCACAAACTTGATTGCCAGCTTTTCTGCTGCCTTATATTTAGCGCCTCCTGACTTGCTGTAGCAGATTTCAACGCCGATAGACTTACGGTTCCCGGTACCATATTTGCCGTCTCCTGTGTGCCATGCGTTTCGATTTGTAGGGATGCCCTGCCTTACCTCTTTGTCATCGACTGCAAAGTGAAAGCTTGTTGAGCTTGTATTCCCGATCATATAGCTGATCTCGTTAGCAGCTGACGCGTCGTTCGCTGTATTGTGGATAGTAATGTATTCCGCCGTCATTGCGTTCGGGCATTTCAAAGCGTATTTAGCTTCTGATACAAGATTCTTTTTCACTGTGATTGTCATAAGTGTTCTCTCCTTTATTTTTGATATAGAAAAAGCTCCAGCTGGCAGCTCATTTGGTTAGATCGTGATTTTTCAGGACGGCTTTTTGCTTGTGTCCTTTTGCTGTCACGTAGTTGTTTTTGAACCATGCAGCAAATGTCGTGCCGATTGTGAAGATCAGAGATCCGGCAGTGTATAGTGCATCAGCCAGTTGGTTCACCTGATCTTCTGAAATATCCAACGGTGACTTACCAAGCATCAGCATTGTTTGGTTAATAAGCGCAATCAAAAGAAGCACCGTCCGAATGACCGTGCCTTTGTCATAGTTTTTCATATCGTTTATTCCTCCTATTGTACTTTGCTTTCAATTTTGTCTAGCTTTTCAATTACAACATCATATTTTTCACTGAACTTCCCCAAGACTTCATTTTGGGAATCAATTTGATTATAGAGCTTTGCTTCCCTTTCTTTACTCGTTTTCATGACATAGAATAGGAGCCAGCAAAACAACACAGCAAAAGGCCCCTGAGTGATTAAATACTGTGTAATATCCATTTCCATAAAGCCCTCACCTCCCTCATGGCAAAATAAAAACACCTCCATGGGTGTTGGCTAACTTCCTAAATCTATGACAACCGGCTCTGTGGCTGGATAGGTCAGACCGGTGATTTGTTTATATTGGTCTTCTGTGATTCTCTTCAAGACAACAAAACGGGCGACATCAGCGTTTGTGTAATACTGTCTCCCCCATCCATAGATGGTTTTTACATTTGCAAACCAATCCATTACGCTTCCCCTCCTTCGGCCAGCATCATTAATAAGTCCGCGATCATTTTCGCCTGAGTCTCAGCCTGATTTTGCGATTCTGCCAGCTGGACCATGATTGCGGCATTCTGAGCTTTTAACACTTCAATAGGGGATCGATCTTCCACGCTCTGTGCATGACTTAGAATTTCATCTATTTCTGTCTGCGTAGCCCCCTCAACCCATCCGCGTAAAACTGGATCAAATTTCGGCTTGAAAAGAGAAGGAGAGTCCGGAGGTTCAATTTCTGTGCAAAAGCCCGGAATAACATAATTACCGACGCCGTCTTTTTCGTAAACCAGAACTGGCTCAACGAATATAAAATTTTCATCATACTTATAAACCTGTTTCAACTTTCCTCCTCCTTAATCTAACGGGATCGGGTTAACGTCCATATGATAGCCGGTAACTGCGCTATTATCATTGGACATTAAACCGGTCAATTTTAAATCTCCGGTGCCATAAACAATGAGCTTGCAAATCCCTGTTATTCCTGATGTTGATACCAATACAACTGCTCCATTACTTGGCACCACAGAAGAAGGAATTGAACCAATTACAACCTCCCGGGGTGCTGTGATGTGACCTCTTAGTAAAAGCAGCTTCCCCCACTTGGCATATTGAAACGGCCTGTCTCCATTCGCTGCACCATTTTTTAATGTGACGTTTTGCCATGTTATCAACTCAAAATCCTCATTCGTAATGAGCCGTTTCCAAGTCTTCCATCCGTCAACATTGGATACTCTCCAAGTAGAACCATCGTTTCCCATCGCTAAAACTTCACCAAAACCATCCTGCCCGATTTGAAGACCGCGGAATGAACTACTAACAGGTGGTTGGTTTATTGTTGTGTAATTCGAGTAAAAAGTTGTTGTTCTCTTCGTCGCCAGTTCCGTAAATAAGTCCTTATCCGCTAATCCAACAAGATGATGTCCCGCATCTGCTGTGAGCTTATGAATTTGGCTCCCATTCCATTTATCTTTTTCTGCTTTTGATAAATGGATATCTGTTCTATTGGCATGTGCATCAACTTTCTTTTGGGCTCCTTCTACAGTTTCTATCTCAATCCAAGGTGTCCAGGTTTCCCAGTCATTTTTACGGATTCGATTGAAGGATTTCAAACCATTCGTGGCATCATACGCAGTTTGAACGAGCGTATTTCCATAGCTCATAACCAGGAGAAAGCATTGGGTCAAGCCTGGCCCGTTCAATCCGGCATTGTATATCAGATACATCCCAGTGTCAGTAAGTTCATTGTAATCTGTTGTTTCACTGCTGGTTTTATAAAATACCCTGCCATTATCTTGTGTTAATTTATAGAGCTGCCCTGCATTCCATATGTCTTTCTCGTTTTTTGAGACATGGCGCTCGTTGTTAAAATTATGTTGTCGAAACTCATAATAATCAGCCTGTTTGACATTATCAACGTTTCCCAAGCCTACTTGATCAGCAGTCACTTTGTGCGGGTTTGATGTATCGTCTACATGGTTATCAAATTCTGTTTTTGAAGCTTGTTTTACGTTTTCAACGTTTCCTAATCCAACCTGAGTTTTTGTTACACCGTGAGGGTTGGACTTGTCATTTTTATGGGTATCTAAATTAGCCTGAACAGCATCAGCCTTTTTCTGTGCTCCGTCTTTCGTTTCAATGTTCTGTAAGTCCTCAAACTTTTTCCGCAGCTCTTCAACTGTCTGAATGGTTTCGTTGTAAAGCTCGTTGATCTTATGTTTTAAAGACTCAAAATCATCTATATAGTATTCCGCACTTGGCAAGATAGCAGTGTCAATCAAGGCTTTCTTAATCTCAAAAGAAAACTCATGAATCGACATGGCCTGCTGATTTGTGTAGGAAACATCCAGCTCAGCCTGAACGGTTCCAACGTGTCTGATTTCTTCATCAGAGAGAACATACGTCAGCCGGCCGTTCAATTTATCAATGATTTCAATGTTTCGGACAAATCGGCTGCCGTCAGACATGAAAAGAACGAGCTTCACCACTGCCGCGGATAATGGCAGGGGAACCCCGTCCTTCATAAGCTGGAATGAAAGCTTTGCTGTTCCTTTGTCTTGAGTTGTATATTGGATATTTGTTTGTACCGGGCTTTTGCGCCGGCCATTGATCGTAAAAGTAAGTGATTCATCTTTGTACGGCATAGTGTCCCTCCTTTACTCCTCTATAGAAGAAGATCCTTTTTCAGCCTCCCGCAGCCTTTTGATCTCGTTCATTTCCTCTTCTGTTATCTTGCCTTGATCGACAGCCATAGAAAGAAGCTCCTCCTTTCCATCCCAATACCCTGATAGATAACACGTCTTGATAGCATTATAAAAAGGGCTGCTCATTCCGCATCACCCCTTACCATTGTTTCAAGTATATCGGCAACAGCTTTCAGCGCCTTTGCCCCGTCGCTTTCATCATCTGAATCAGCTGTCTCAAGAGCCTCGATGTATTCAGCCGATGCGCTTTCTACCCACTCTGTTCCCATCCATTTGGCCTGCACCAAGTCACCCGGACTGATCTCGGTTGCATTTTCCGGAACAACACGTTTTACGTTACCGTCATCATCTTCGATGTATTGAATTTCAACAGGGCAATCATAAATATAGTTTTCATCATATTGATAAGCCCACATTTGTTCATATTCCATATGAGACACCCCTTTTTAATCCAGCTTGATAATTTCATCAATATAGGTGTATGTTGCATTTGACGCGCTTTTTGCAAATAGCCCTAGAGCAGAGATATTTCCATTTGATCGAAAAACAATCTTTCTATCTCCTGTTGTACCTGCTACAGGGCAGCTTTTATAGGTATTCTTTTTAGGACGGGCACTGGCAGGCAATGTCGCAAAATCAACGCCGTCTTTTTGTGGAATGGTAACTCGGCCCCTCACAAAAAGAAAACCTCCCTGTACTGCAAATTGCAAACGAAAGTTGCTGTCAGGATTCTTTGCGCCGTTCTTTAAAGGCAGGTTTGCCCAGGGTAGTTTTCCACTCGCTGAAATCTCGGACCACTCACCAACATTCCCGTCATTTGTCACGACTCTTGTCAAAATTTTAATTGGCCGCCCTGTTGCATTTCTGGTTAACGTTTGAATGACTGAGCCGGCGCGATCTGCTGGCGCAATGTTTAACCACCATCCGGCGTTACCACTGTCCGGATGATCCGAAAGCGTCTTTGTTTCTGTTGTCAGCATATAGTAAAAACCGGGTTGCCTGAATTCTTTTAAGGACTTTAGGCCGTCCGGAAGCCGCTTTGAATAGCCATTGTTTTGGGTGAGTTTATACCCTTGATACCCTTGGGCTAAATCAATACCAAATTTGGCTGCATTCTCTTTTGAATGGTAGGCGTATACCTTTGCAAGTCTTTTTCCGACCGCTCCCGTTGCCACACCTGCGAAGAGTGATTTCTTCCCTGTCTTCGGGTCCTTGTATAAAAAGATTGACTCAGGCTCTCGGAAACCATCTTCGTATTTGCCATCTGGCCCATAGCCAAAATTACAGGAGATACGCTTTTTCAAGCTTCCATCCTTAAAGCTAAATTGCGTGATTTCACATGGATACGTTTTGTTATTGGTGTCCCCGGTGTACCAGTACAAATCGTAGCCATCTATTGTGAAACCTTGGAGATAAAACAAGTCATTTGGAATAATTACCTTCCCAAGCACTTTATTTACGCCGTTTTTTACATCATTTAATTTCCTGAGCTCTACCAGACTATTATCGTCTTCTAATCTGATTCGGAACGCAATAAAGCCGTTTTCTCTATCAATGACAGGAATCGTATAATAATCGTTGAATTTGTTATAGCGTTTAATGCCTCCGCTGCCACCGTTCAGTGTGGCGCCTGCCGTATAAGGAAAACGCACAAGATCGTTGCCAACAGTGTTTCCGTTTGAATCTACAACATTATAGTTGGACCAGATATACACTTTCCCGTTTTCCCGTTCCAATCCAATTGTGGTGCCGTGACCACCGTGAATGAGCGTCATGCTGTCCAGCATCACCCCGTTTTGATTCATCCGGGTAATGGTGAAACTTTCACTTTTATCTTGGTTTCCGCTGGCAACCTGCGTGGCGTAAATATCACCAGTCAATTCATCAATGACAAAACATTGCAGCACCGTTTTATCTGCTAAATTCAAGTTTGTATGGTAAACCGGCGGAACGGTTGTAAAGTCAAAAGACATTTCCTTCTGAATTATTGAATCCAAGTTTTCGAGATCAGTTTCGTTTGCGACAAGGTGATCACGTAAAGACGGATAGACTTTCCCTCTTTTATCTACACGAGCATCTATGGTTTCTTTTATATTGGTCCCATCTGCTTCTAACACAATGTTGCGGAGCCGCGCTTTCGCTATTTCAATTTCCTCGTAAACTGTCATCCCACTGCCATGGGCCACCTGGGAAGACGTATGAGCAGTCACAGCCGATTTATGATTGGCAATGGAATTGGATAGTCCATTTAATTCATTTTCAATGCTTTCCAAGTCATCCCGCTGCTGTGCAAGATACAGTGAGTCTTTTGTAGAATCATAATCTTTTATTAATCTGATCACCATGAGATCACTCTCCTTTCAAGAACAAAACAAAAAGCACCCTGGTAAGAGTGCTCATATCATCATTCTTAGTTTTTGCATATATCGCTTTTGATCTTTCAATCTCTTCTCTTGCTCCATCCGAATGTCTTGAATATCTTTTCGGAAATTGGCAAATGTCAGTGTCGGCTTTGCGTAAGGATTCAATGGTTTATATTGAATGGCCAAAAGACGGACATCATCTTCGTACGTCACGCCATATGATGTGTCAGCCAAAATATGCAGTGTGTCACCCTTCCAGAAATCCTCTTGTATCTTTAAAAGCTTCGGCTCGTAGATGTATTCATAATCTACTTCTATTTCCGTCTGTGGATATGGATTGACGTACTTTTTCAACGCGGCTAACATACTGGACTCTTTTTTATATTTTTCATCCCGCAATGGTTCCGCCCATCTTGGCATACCATCAATCAAAAATTTATCTTCGTCAGGATGCTTGTACAATACCGGTTCAAAAACATACTCCGTTTTTTTGCTGTCTGTGCTGCTGTTTTCTTTAATTGCACCAAAACCCCTCGCTCTTGTGGAACACCCTTGAGTAGAGGTTTTGATTGTGATACCAGGCATATTATATCGAGTATCAAGTGTATGATTTATTCGTTTGCCCATTTTCTTATACACGTAGACTTTATAATTATCGACATCTAATTCTAAGCCATAGTCTTCCACAATTTCATCCATCAGATCATTTCCGAATCTGTCACCAAAATTCTCTTGTTCAACGCTAGAGAACTCACTTTCTTTGTCCATAAAGATGTACCTTAATTTTGTGCCTTTAAAAACAAAATCAAGCATCTTCCTGACGGTAAACGTCCCACTGATCGTATCTTCCACATAGTGATTGTTTAGTGTCACAACGTAGACGTGGCTTGCCGTTACTTTTTTCGAAAGTGTTCCTTCCTGGTTAATTGCAATATCCGTGATGAAATACTTTTGATGATTGAATTTTTTTTCATCAAGATAAAGAATGTTGTCATTCACAAGCAAATCATATTCTGTACCATTATCAACTGTCCGTGTGATTGTGAATTCAATGTCCTTTTTCCCTGTCGTATCGTCTAATAAGTCCGGGTCAGCGCCGATGACTTCAATAGCTTGTGAATCGTCCTGACTCGCCACATGCAACTTTGGTAAATATACATCTTTAGGGAGACTCTGATTTAGCGTAATATCTTTTCCGTCATACTCTTTGCTCGGCAGGTCTACGATCGGATCAGGATTACTAGGTTCATCCGGATTGTCAGGCAACCCCTCAGTTGTATCGTATTTGGTTAATTTATACGTGAAAATAATGCTATTGAGCTTTGTTGCATAATTTGGATCAGTTGCATATCCAGCTTTTACGAGCGCAGCTGTAGCTTTTTGATAATCTGTCTCTCCGACAACCGCCCTGTAATGATTTTTATCCCAGCTTACACCATTGAGATACAGGTTAGCTAAGTCGTCAATAGACTCTTTCCAAGAGGGATATTTTCGAAACTTTGCCGGAACCTGAACATTTTCACCGTTAATGACTTCCCATGTCATCATTGTGACATATTGTCCCTTATACTCGCCTTTCATGCCGAATAGGTTGTGTCCTTTTGTTGCAAGTTCACTTGTTCCCCATGCACTCTCAAGACAGCCCTGGGCAATGATTAACGAAGCAAGAATTTGATGGTTTTTATAAACTCTTTGAGCGTCGGCGGCTATTTGTTTAATGAAATCTTCTTTAGCCAAAAAACCACCACCTCTTACAAATAATAAAGCCGAGTATCGAATTGGATGGTGAAGTCACTTGTGTTCTGAACTTCAAACTCATTCCATCCTATTTCAAGACTCGGCAGCCGGCCAGATGTTTTAATCGGCGTGTTATTAATGATTGTATATTGTTTGAGAAAAGAAACCTGCTGACTTTTCTTTAGTTCCTGTTCAATCGTAAGCTTTTCGTCATTAGTATGATTGATCAATGTTACATTTTTACCTGCAGCATTTAACAGGACATTGTAATCATGATCCAGTGGATTTATCTGCACATCGCCGGGATTAAACACAGAGAAACGTTTCTGATTCTTAAAAGAATAGTTCAATTGATCATTAGGCGGGATGTTCATACCAAAAGTCCGCTTTGCTCTAGTGAAATACTGCTTATCTTTTGTTGTAAAAGTTGATTCCGCCATCCCTGTAATATTAGTAAACTCAACAGAGAAATCGTTATAGGTTTTCTCCTTCTCTTTTTGGATGCTGAAATTCCCATCACATGTAACGAGAAAACGGCGATTCGGCCAGAGATCAGAAGAAATGTAATAAGGAAACGGCTTAACCAATAGAGCATATAGCTGATGCCGATACATATAAAAATTCTCATGCTTGAGCGCATTTAAATAAATCTCAACATCTATTTTTCTTTCACCGTAAGTCACATCACGTGGATGCTGCGGCAAAATAAGCCCGTGCCGCCGAGGGATCGTTATTGTTTCCCGATTAATATTTGGCGCTTCCGGCAAAAAGCTTAATACTTCAAATTGAGGGAGTAAGCTGTCAAGGCTCTGCTCCCCTAGTCCATTATTAAAGTCAATAAACAGTTTTACCATGCAGGCTTACCCCCGTTTCTATAACGTTTTTTGTTATATCGGTCTGCGCTGGTTTGATCCAGTCTTGTCCCGTCTATATACGTGTGATTGTCTTTCAAAACAAGCTGTTGCAAAAGCTGAATGTTTTGCTGTAGAGCATCTATCTGCTGGCTCATCATGCTGATTTGCTTCTCTTGATTCTCAACCACACGGCTCATGTCAACATTCACATTGGTTTGCGGCTCTGCCTCAGCTTTAGCCATTGAAGCTTTTTGAAGCAGTACAAGGGCCTTTGAAATCATCCCTTGTTGAAGTGACGGAAGAACACCAAGCTCACGTCCTACACGCGCCCATAAACCGATGTTGCGTTCCCGATACGTCGGGTCTGTTGTAATCGTGGTTTCATCAAAGCCCCGTTCGTTTAGAATTGCCCATTTAGAGCCGCCGCGCCCTGGTGAAGTTCCTCCTTTTGCGTATCCCACATACGGGCCGCCGCGAGCCATTGATTTCAATCCTGGGTGATTGGATATATCCCCATAGCGACCTTTGATGTAATTGATTGCAGCCAAAATGTTATCTACCGGATTCAACATGTTATTGTGCCCAGGAAACGCATTTGATGCGAATGTACTTGGAATTGTCTGCATCAACCCCTGAGAAGGATGACCAGCTCTTGCATTTGAGTCAGTAAGGTTTATTGCATTGGGATTCCCACCAGACTCCTTCATTGCAATGGTGATCAAGCCAGGAACCCATGAGAATGGTACACCAGCAATGCCAACAGCTTCCGCTACCCATTTTTGAACCTGGGCAGAACCTGTCGCTCCCTTATATGCATCTGCTGTGAAAAGCCCGGCATCCGGAAGAATGCTTTTTAAAAACTGACCAGCTCCATTTTTTAATGTTTGGAGGATACCAGTTCCTAGTGAGTCCACACCTTTGCCTGACTTAAAAGGGATAAAGCCTTTAAACAAGTTCTTAATCATTTTTTCAGGACCGTTCAGGATCATTTCCATAGCACCCGAGGCAACATCTTTCGCTTTATTGACAACGCCTTTCCCTGCTAAAATGGCTCCTTTCACAAGCTTCTTGGAGCCATTAAGGGCGTCTTTGAAGAAGCTGCCGACACCGCCTGCATAACCAGGAAGACCGGTTGCCATAACTTCTTTTGACTGACTATGTGGGAGAACCGATGTACCACGCGGTAAATCCCAAACCTGCGGGCCACCCATTCCAACCACATACGTTCCGATGCCTGGTGTATGAGCAAGCTCAAATCCTTCTTCACCGACTAACGCCCTTCCGCCTGGGTGAAAGTCTGTCCCTTTTGCATAGGCCCTGCCTGGCGCTACCTGCATTTCAGAATTGCCGCTGTACCCTTTAGGCTTCCATTCAGGAATGGTAGGAATGTGCATGAACTCAAGAACAGTATTGATCCCGCCGGTAATTTTATTAACTACTCCTGCTAGATCAACGAGAAAAGTATCCCATTTCCCGAGCACTTCCCCTGTCTCCCAATCTACTTCTTCTAAATGCCCAGCAGCCTGTAGCTTCGCTTCACTTACCACGCCTTTATGAGTTTTTTCAGCCTGTTTCACAACCTGATCTTTTTGGCTCTTCGCAGAGCTAACTGTATCATCATGTTGTTTTTTAGTGATAGAACCCTTGACGTAATACTCTAGATCAGCGTTTTTTACCACTTCTTTATATTGTTTTTCAGCATTCTTGACCACATTGTCTTTTGCTTTTTTGCTGTTTTTAACTGTGGCAGCTGCTTCTTTTGCAGAAAGTTGGGTTTTGTTGTCTTTTAGTTTTCCAGCGATAATTGTCTGCTCTTCTTTACTCTTAGTAAGAGCAGATTCAACATGGCTATTCATTTTCTTTATAATCTGTTCTATTTCCTTACGTTCGCCATCTGTAATATCTCGGTGATCTTTAGCAGCATTTTCCCAAATCTTTTTGATGCGCTTAGTATACCCGGATATTTCTTTATGCTTGTCCTTATTGTTGTCTTTGATATTCTGTAATGTTTCTGTCTTCTCTTTCTCTGACATTTCTTTATTAGAAGCATAAAAATCACTTAACACTTTCAAAGATTTATCAGTGCTCTTTTGATAGCCATCAAGAATGGTTTGGCCCATCTTTTCATACTCACTTGACATGTTATCAGCGATTTTTTTCGTGATCTTTTTGTTGGTTAAATAGTAATAATTCAGCTTGGCACCGACTTTGGTATTCATATCTTCATAAGCATTAATCGCTTTTGAAGTAGATTCAGACACCTTATCGCCAAAGTCGATAGTTGCCGGCAGCACCCTTTTTTTCAAGTTGTCATAATACTTAAATCCCGCATCAGCTAGAAGGGTGACACCAGTAACAGCTATTCCGATCGGTCCCCCAAGCAAACTAAGTCCACCGCGCAAAAGACCAACAATCCCGGCACCTTTTTTTAGAATGTTAAAAAGACCAAATCCACTTTTCGCAAGCTGCATAAACCCGCCAGCGCCTTTTACTGCATTTACTCCAGCTTTGATGATCCCTGAACCGAACTTGAGCAGTTCAGGAGCAAAAGAAAGGATTAATCCGGCGATCGTTCCAACTGGTCCGCCAAACAAGCTCAAGCCAAGACCTGCTACACGGGAAGCGCCACTAAGGCCACTCATCGCTCTTGCGCTTCTGGTTGTCGTTTGTTCAAGCCGTCCTACCCTGGTTGTGGCAAGTGCAGAGGTTTGATGAAAACGGTCCATTCTTGTGGATGCTACTGCCGCAGCTGTTGAAGTGGCAGTCATGCCCGCTGCTGCTGTTCTTGAAGCTGTGCCGGCCGCAATCGCCTCAGCAGAATAAACAGTTAGACTTGTAGAAGCACGGTTCACATTTCCGGTTAAATAAGCCCCAGCTGTGCGAAGCATATTCCAACCCGCAGCCATTTTAGGAATAGAACCTAATGTCAGCAGGAAAGCCCCGCCCAAGAGCGAGAACACAGTAACCGCTGCACCTGTAATGGCAATCGTGCTCGCCACTGAAGAAGGCAAGGAATCAAACCATGTCACAGCACTTGTAATGACGTCTGTTGTAGCACGTATCACTGGGATAAATTGATTTCCAAGTGTAATAACAGCGTTATTTGTGGCCGACTTTAGATATTCAAATGAACCGGCCAGGTTGTCCATTTGCTTATCAGCGATTTTCTCAGCTGTGCCGCCGCTGTTTTCCAATTCTTTTGTGAAGTCTTGGAGTTTATCCTTTCCAGCATGCATTAAAGTAATGAAGCCTGATAGAGCATGCTGTCCGGCAAGCTGTTTGGCAATCCTGATTTGTTCTGTCTCCGTATAGTCTTTGGTTTTCTCGTTGATTTGCCCTATGATGTCTGCTAACGGACGCATTTTCCCAGTTGAATCCGTCACTTTAAGCCCCAGCTCTTCGATTGCTGATGCTGCTGGCTTTGGAGGCGCAGCCAAACGAGTTAATGTTGATCGCAAAGCTGTTCCGGCCATATCAGCTTTAATCCCGCTGTTCGCCATGATCCCGGTTGCCGCGGCCAATTCTTCCATGCTCACGCCCGCGGTTTTTGCTGCCGGAGCCGCATATTTCATGGTTTGCCCAATTTCCTCAAGCCTAGCGTTCGAATTGGTAAACGTATAAGCCATCACATCAGCAACGCGGTTCGTGTCTTCTGCTTTGATATGAAACTCTGTTAAGATGTCTGAGACAATATCAGCTGTAACACCTAAATCGGTTTGTCCAGCTGCTGCAGTTGCCAATAACCCAGGCATTGCGCCGATGATTTGATTGGTTTTATAGCCAGCCATGGCTAAATACTGCATTCCTTCGGCTACTTGACCATCTGTGTATTGCGTTACGGCCCCAAGGTGGCGGGCAGTTTCGGTAAGCGCGGTCATTTGGTCATCTGTTGCATTCGCTAACGCTGCAACCCGGCTCATTTCCTTTTCAAAACTGGCGGCAGCCTTTACAGTCGCCCCAATGCCAAGTGCTCCAACAGCCCCGATAGCTGCCAGCGCCTTCCCTGTTTCAGTTGCAGAATCATAGACAGCCTTTAATTCTTTTGATACTTCTTGTGAATCCTTTTTAAAGACAGAAAAAACACTTGCAGCTCGGCTCGTGTTTCCTGACAAGGTTTCATATTCTTTGCTGACTTGCTGCAGTTCTCTTCCTAAATTTTGGTGAACAGCTATTGCATCATTTAAGCGCCGAGCTTGGATTTGTGTCTCGCGGTTGTCCTTTCCTTTTTGACGGGCCAATTCATCATATCTCTGACGGTGTTCTTGAACTAAACGGCCTTGAATCTTATATTTATTGTTTAGCCCTTCCATTTGCGACTGAAGAAGCTTCGTTTGGTCACCGGTATTTTTATAAATACTGCCGGCCGCCTTCATTTCTGAGTTTGCCAGGCGCATTTGCCTTCTTAGGCCTTCAATACCTCGATTAAAACCTGTATCATCAAGACCTACTTTGACAACCATGTTTCCTATTGGTTGAGCCATATGTAAACACCCCGCTTTCCTGGCATAAACTCAACAAAAAAAGACAGGTGCTCACCTGTCTAAAAGATTTGATCAATTGTTACCGTTTTAATTTTTGGTTTATTCTTTTCAGCCAAAACCTCTAAGTAATGGTAAATGTCCATGTTATCTATTTCAGTCATTTTCCATCCTTGTTCAAGCAGTGTGGAATAAATTTCATTTATTTGCTCGATTCCTCTTTCATAGGTGTATTCTTCTCCGTCTTCTCCTGCAAAAAATCTTGATCCACTTCCTCAATTTCTTTGTATCCAGCTACCTCTGAGAGAATTCTGCTGACTTCTTTTGTCACTTCAAATGATTGTAGTCCTTCAGTGAATTCGTCATAACTGAACTGGTCGCGGAATATTTTCACGATAAACTGGATTTGTTTCTCCAATGTTTTGATGCTCTTTTCAAGATTATCTGATGTTTTTTCCGCTTCAGCATTTAATCTCAGCGCTTCAAGAAGTGTCTTTGTATTTGTTCGCGGTGCAATAAAAGTTTTAAACTTTTTTTCGTCTTCAAACCACAATTTGATAGAAATATGTTTCTGAGCCATAATGACTCCTCCTTTTGGTTAAATAGATTTTAACTAAATAAAGAGAAGCTTTTCAGCTTCCCCCCTTTTATTTCCCAAGATCAGCACTTACATTTTCTTCTGTGTCTTGTTTATTTTGATAGGCGTCCCCAAAAACTGCCTTATAAAAGTGATCTATATCGAATTTTTCTCCATCTTCATCCGCAACGATTTTGAACACATCGTCCTGTTCTCTATCTACGAATTCTGCTGAAAGTTTGATTGTTTGGAAATCCGTTTTATCTTGTTTTGTTTTCCATTCATCACCCGGCAAAGAGAATCTCCCTTTTACCAAGCCCACATGACGAGACTTGCCGTTTGCTTTAGGTCCTTGAAACGTCATCGCAACCCAAGGAGGAATGATATTTTTCTTAAACAAGTACAATCCGTTTTCATCTTGTTCAATTCCAAGTAATTTAGAGAGAATCTCCATTGGCAGATCCCGCATTTCAATGTCTAATTTAGTTGAACCAGTTGAAACTGCAAGATCGACAAGTTTGTCATCCGCATATTGTTTTTCTGTGGATGTTTCTGTTTCAACTTTCATATTGATTGCAAATTCATAGTCAAGAATTTCTGTGGGAACATAAAATTTACCCGCCTTTTTTAATGGCGCGAATTTCACATTCTTTAAACCTGTCACTGAACTGTATTCAGGCATCTTAAAACCTCCAATTATAATAAAATGTTTGCTTCGAACCGATATCCTTTTCGAATAAGACGTTCTTTTTGTAAAAATTCATTGATAGGGACCGTTGTCTGAAAATCCAGGCCGCTCATTATGTCCACAATAGGGGCAAAAATAGGATCGCATGAACTATTGTGGTACACATCAATCTGATAAACGGCGCTATCTTTTATCGGCTTCCCATCAGCCCATTTAGTTGTTCTGTAGTCTATCTCCTGAACCACAATGTAAGGAGGAGAACTTTCAAGCCCTTCTGGTACGGCCAGTTCATAAATATTGGCAGGATCAATCAATAACAAAAGCGCCGGATGGGTTTCCAGCGCTTCAAATACCTTATCCTTTAATTGCATTGATCTTTCGATGAGATTAAATAAACTCATAACTTATACCCCGCCTTTATGACCTTTTCCATAGCATCAAGCATCTTATCATTCGCCTGGATCATACTGTTTCGAATAAAAGGATTTGCTGCCTGATGAATGGTCCCAAACTCCGGCAAGTGAACACGGAATTTAGTGTCTTTTGTTGGGCCAACAACCGCATATATTTCTCCGTCTTCATCTCGCTTTATCCTGTTTCCAACAATAATGTCCTCGTCTATGTGAGGGTGCCTCCCCCCAATAGCTGACCGCGGAGCATTATCATTGATTACTTCTGCCAATACAGCTCCGCCAACTTTTACAGTTGCTTTATGGATTTTTTCATCCTTGCGGGCTAAGTCTGCGAAAGTAGATTCGAGTTCTTTAAAACCTTTCAATTCCAACTCAAAATTCATCAGCTCACCACATTTGCTTTTATTGTAATGAAGTGCCGGCGAGAATAGTTAGGCAAGATCGACTCTATTTCATAAGCTTTTTCATGAAAGATGATTCGCATATGCTCGTCTATGTCTTCACGATGACGAATTGTAAATTCAACTGTCTTTTCCTTTTGGATGGCAGCTGCAGCAGCGTAATATTCTCGCCCTTTCAATCCTTCGGCTTTAGCCCAGCATTCAATCACCGTTTCCCAGCTGTCCTTTCCATCCACAGGAAGGCGGCCAGTAGGCTTCTTTTTCTGAAATTGAATCCGGTATCTCATATCATTCAGCATCAGACTGAGCCTCCGGCAATGTATATTTCAGTTGATTGATCATACTAGTCAGTACGCCATCCAGGTTCGAAGTTGTGCCAGCAATTTCTCTGTTTTCATACCAATGAGTAACGAAGGCTTTCACACACATTGCCGCCCTGGCTGATTTATTCGGAAATGTAAGACCTGTAGCCGAAGCAATGTATTCTTTTGCTGATGCAATAAAGTCTAAAATCAAATCATCCTCCAGGTCACCATCAACCCGGAGGAACTTTTTTGCCTTTTCTAATTCAACTTTCTCTTCTTCTGTCACTCGACATCACCTGTCTTTCATTCAGCAGAAGTTGAAGGTTTCAGCTCATCAATTTGTTTTTGAAGCCCATCTAATACGTTTTTCACTTCACTATTTAAGTGGTCCATCATAACGCTGCCCGTTCCAATGTTAATGCTGCGGACTGATTTTTCCTGCAGCATTTCATGCGAGATGGATTGTTCACCGATAACAGCAGGATCACCCTTGTCACCCTTTGGACCTTGGGGACCTGGCTCACCTTGTGGTCCAGCATCTCCTTTTGGACCTTGAGGACCAGTATCTCCTTTGTCTCCCTTTGGTCCCTGCGGACCGGTATCCCCTTTTGGACCTTGAGGCCCGGGTTCGCCTTGAAGGCCTTTTACATAGAGAGGATTTTGTTCGCTGTTGTCCGCAATAGAGACATCAGTAATTGGTTCCCCTGATCCATTGTCTCTTGCTGATGTTTTTGCTCCGTTACTTTCATTTAGAAAATCTGCCATATTAAGTCATCCTTTCACTATTGTTTTTATTTCCCTACATCTACTGATTGATCTTCTGTGCTATCGTTAATCTGTGTCCCGTTGTCAGGAACCGCATCTTTAATAGATGAAAATTCTGCGTAAACAACTGCATCTGTATCCCAAAGAACCACATCCTCACGTTCGATAATTCTCAAATCTGTAGAATTACGGTAGAATGCTTTTCCCCCAACGCTGGTGGCTAAAATAGAATATTGTTGACGGTCAAAGAGTTTAACAGCTTCTTTCAGGTCTCCGATAATTAACGGATATTTGGGATTAGTTTTTGTACCACCGTTTGGCAAATACTTATCAGAAATAACGGATACCGGTTTACCGAACAGTAATTTTTTAGTTGGATCTGTAGGATTCGGTTGCAACAGGTAACGACCGAAAGCATCTTTCAGTTTATCCAACACATTAAAACCAGATTGATTCGTTACAGCTTTGGTTGTAGCATTAATTGCCGGATCAAGCTTGACATTGAGAATGTCTTTAATGTCGTCCTGTTTCGATATTGTCGTTTTCGCAAGTGAACCCAATTGTTCAAGAATCAATGTATTGCGGGTTACAGCCGATTTTTTAGCGAGCCAATTGGAGAGATACTGCAAAAGCGCCTCTTGAGTATCCGCAAGCAAATCATTTGAAAGGACCAAAATCCCTGCATAGTCTTTAATGTTGTATTTAATGTTTTCAAATTTAGGGTTCTCTAAATCTTCAATATCCGCTAATTCCTCAAGATTTACTAAAGGAGTGATATCTGCTAATTTTTCAAGTACCCTTGATCCTTTGTTTGTAGATACTGGAATGATATCAACAAGATTAGCCAGAGTATCAAATTGACGGCGCTTTTCATTGATTTTTGTGGAAATATCTTGTGGAACAATAAGTCCACCATCCTCATCTACGCCTTCCTTCATAGCTGCAAGTGGTTGCGGGACTTTACCCGTTTTGAGAGCAGATGCGAAAAGCTGAACATGATTTTTTACTTCTTTACCTGCGATATCATCTGTTGGTTGCTGTATCTTTGCCTCAGGACCTTTCTGTTCTTGCTGCTCTTCCTGTTCATACGAAACCTGCATATTTCGGACATCTTCATATGTTTGAATTTGCTCTTTAATTAATTGGGCTTCAGCAAGTAACTTTTTAGCATCCTCCATTTTCCCTTCATCGGTCAGCGCTTCAATTTCCGTGCGTTTTTCTGCCAAAGCCTGTCGTAATTCGCGTTCCTTTTTAGACATTCCACCTCCAGCAAAAAATTGAATATCAAGGTTCAATAACTTTTTCTGTTTCAATTGCTTGTCCTCCTTAAAATTGGGCATAAAAAAGAACCCTTAGAGATTTAAGAGTTCCAGTTTCATATTGATCTTTTGTTTTAATAATTCATCTTGTCCTGTACCTTTAGCTGGACTTTCAGTAGCTTCAGCAGCAGATTGAGCAACAATTTTTCCTGGTACATGTTTGAAATGTGCCATAACCCGATGATCAATGCAGGCTGCTACATCCTTTGATTCTGAAACCACATCGATCAATCCATAATTTAATGCTTCGTCGGCAGTGAGCCACGATTCATCATCCAGTAGCTGGCGTAAAGTACCGTCGTCCAATTTGTCACCTGCTTTTGCAAGATATGTGGAAACAATACTTTCAGTAATCTTGTCCAGATCATCGGCTGCTTTACGGAATTCCGCAGCATTCCCGACCATTCCCATGTATGGATTGTGAATCATCATCATGGCGTTACTCGGCATCGTGATTTTATCTCCGGCCATCGCAATGACAGAAGCAATACTCCCAGCCAGCGCATCCACATAGACATTAATTTTGGCTTTATGACGCTGAAGCATAGAATGAATAGCCTGTCCTTCGAAGACATCCCCACCAGGTGAATTGATATACAAATCAATAGAATTCACGTCACCTAGACTCTTTAATTCAGACTGAAAGGCTTTAGATGAACTCTCACTGAACCATCCTTCACCAGTAATTGATCCATAAAGCGTGATTTCAGCAGCTGACTCATTCAGAACCTTCATGTTCCAATACTTGTTTTTCTTCTGTTCCGTTGCCATCACCCCCTTTCAGTCGATCTGAGGATTGTTTCGTCTTGCTGAGTTGATATTCTTTCATAATCGAAAGGGGCACTAGGTTTAAGTTTCCATAATGTTCATCACCAATCTCTCCGATACCCGTCATGTCTTCTTTTTGAAGAATTGTATTCACGCTAAAGGCGCCGACACTTTGCATTGTTTTATAAAATTCAGCACGGGATTTACTATCTCCGCGGAGCTCTGATTCCAAGTTGAATTTAAAGTAATAGCCATCATTCCGCTGTTTTTCTGTTAAAATCTTATCATTTAACTCTTGCTCAATATTTGTAACAAATGGCTGCAATGTAGTTTTCACATAGTCTAGTGATTGTTGTTCAATATTCGAGAAGGTAGCCCGATCAAGTTCACCAATTTTATGCGGTGGCACTTTGTAAATAGATGCAATCTGCTGACGATTCCATTTCATCGATTCAATAAATTGAGCATCCCTCATGGGCATAGTCACTTGTGAATAATCCAGCCCGGCGTCTAAAACTGCAATAGACTGTCCCGCATTCACCCGTTCCCAGTCTTCCCTAAGTATTTGTTTACTTTTTCGGTCCAAAAGGGTTGGAGCTTTGACAACACCGAACGGCGCTCCTCCATTTTTATAAAATTTCGCGTTAAATTTTGTGGCGGCTCTATTTGATCCAATATTGTCACGAATAACTGAAATAGGAGTTTGCCCAACAACTCCATCAAGAGACAGATTTTTAAAATGAAGCACTTCTTCATAAAAGAACTCACGGTATCTGCCATCAAGAGTTGTGGAGTACCAGACGCGTCCGTTGTTAGGATCGATATTTGTATTTGTCGCTTCTGGATCTAAGGGTCTGATTCCCGTCACATTTCCGTCTTTATCAAAAAGTAAAAGGTTGTAGCTGTTCCCCCAGGTACAAAGCCTCGTAACCAAAAGCCGCTTCCATACAAAGCTTGTCATATAATTATTGACTTTGTTCAGAATCATTTCACTTACATTGCTTTGAACCTGTTGTATATTGCCGTTTTGATTCTGAAAAAGCTTAATCGGCAATTTTGCGATATCGTCAGCCAAAACAATCACACAGGCATAAACATCTGGATGGAGAACGGCCGTCTTACTTGAAACCCTTTCACCAGATGAGCTTTCAGTACCAGCAAAGATATTTCTAAACCAAGTAGCTGGATGGAGAAGAGAACTGCTATCCTCTTCGACAATTTCATTTTTTATTCCGTTTTTCAGACGGCTTAATAGCATCTACTCCCCTCCCTCATCACTATTTTTTTGCTGAATAAGACCCGACAGCCCTGCAAGAGAAAATAAAAAAACACCGGTCGTAATTAAACCCGCGTTAATACTTATTCTATACACAGCAACTGTAATAAAAACCATGCCAGCAATGAGTAAGAGATCCTCTACAATTGGTTTTATCATTTTCACTAATTTCATACTATTCCCCCTACAGGCTAAAAGCGCCAGACTGAATATAAGCATTTAAGTCAACCGCTCTTTCAACTTGAGAAGCGCGTACATACGCATTAATTAACGCTGCTGCCGGGTCAATCCGCTGAGTGGATTTGGATTTATCAAGCATGATATTCTCCTGAGCGTCCACTTTTGTTACCGCATTACCCATCGCCCAGGTCAGTAAGTCATTTTTCGAATGTATGATTTTTTTCGATTTGACTTTTGCTCTAAAATCTTTTGTTGGTTCAGACAACGTGGCTACTCCCTGCCGTATCTCAATCATTGTGTATCCATCCGCTTCCATTTGCTGAGCAAACTGTGTGGCGTTATATGGATCATAGCCTATTTCCTTGATACGCCAGCCGTTTTCTTTCTCCATTTTCTTAATGTAGGCCCTGATATAGTCATAATCAACAACGGCACCATCTGTTGTCGTTAACCATCCCCTTTTCTTCCACAAATCATAGGGGACGTTATCAGTCTTCATTCTTTCATGGAATGTATCCTCCGGCATAAATCCGTGACTTTCCACAGCAAAACTGCCATTATCTAACGGAAAAATAAAAGATGCTGCCGTTAAATCAATTGTTTTTGATAAGTCAATGCCGACATAGCACTCTCGGTTTTTCAAATCCGGGATTTTATCAGAACCGCAATCTGTCCAGGCTTGCATATCCATATAGCCGTTCTCTCGCATGTTAACCCAGATATTCATGTTCTTTGTCATGAAATTCCGCATTTTCTCCGGGACGGCAAGCGCGACCTCCAACTCTCCGCGCAAATAATTCAATCCATGCTCATTGGCAGCGACAATCGGGTTAGCTTTAATCCAGTTCTTTTCGTCTTTGACGTCATCACCTTTATCAAGCTCATTGATCATCACAAAATACTGTTCATTTTGTTCCACCTTATTCGGGTCCAATATGCGAGACACATAATCATATTCAACACGATAAGCAGGATTATTCAATTCAAATCCGGCCGTAGTAATAATCAACATCAATGGTTGGGCCCGGGCAGCCATACCGGAAGCCAGGACATCATAAATTTCTGAGGTTTTATGCGCATGGTATTCGTCGATAATGCCGCATTGCGGGTTAAAACCATCGCCAGTTTTTCCGGCATCTTTAGAAAGCGCCTCAATTTTAGACTGTGTTTTAGGGTGTTCAATTTTTCCATATGCAATCCGATATTTTTTCTCCGGCTTGTTCAAAAGGTCAGCTTGCATAATTTGTGCCTTAATTTCGTTCCAGCATATTTTTGCTTGTTCTGTTTTTGTGGCGCCAATGTAAACCTCGGACATATATTCATCATTAGCCATTGCCTCATAGGAGCCGACACAAGCCAGACTCTGCGTTTTGGTGTTTTTACGGCCGACCTGCCAATAGACTTTTTTAAATCGGCGATAGCCGGTATCCTTATGCACCCAGCCGTACACATTGCCAAAGATGAATATTTGAATAGGCTCTGGCACAATATTCTCACCCTGCAAAGGTCCTTTCGTGTGTTTAAACTGGGTCATCCAGTAAAGAAACCGGCGGGCTTTTTCATCATCAAACACATAAGGAAACTCCCTTGTGCCTTCCCGACTCACATCATTTAAAAAACGCTCGCAGGCCCAAATGTGTTTTTCACACGCCACAATCTCACCCGATATCACATCGCGCGAGTAATCAATGAGAAATTGTTTGATTGTCTTCATACGTTTCTAAACTCCTTCTCCGCAGCCGTCTTTTCCCGCTCTTCCTGGGTACGGGTGATAGCAAGTTTTGCCCGGGCAGACGGTGTAAGGCCAAAGTCATTCGCTGCTGATTTCATTTGATCAAAATAATTCTTTTGCCGCTTTAATAAAGGATGCTCTTCACCGACTAGCTTAATCGGGTTGCCGTCTTCATCTTTTCCTTCTGTATGGACCATAATTCCGTCTTCTTCAATAATCTTGGAAATAGATACATACTGCGAATAGGCATTACAATAGGCAGCCAACATGCTGATGTCCGCCTCCGTGATAATTTCAACCTCAGCTAATAAGGCAGCAACCCGTTTGAATTCTTTTTTTCCGACCTTATCCAACCACGTTGGCGGTTTTATATTATCGGATCGCATTTTCATTTTCTTCTCGTGCTCAGCCCGGGCGGCCAGCTCTTCCGTATTCTTTTTATTTGGGTTGCCCTGTATCAATTGAAGCGTCGCGGATTTTGCAGGCCTCGGCATGTTCTCACCTCATTTCACATCAAAAAAGTTGCATTTTTCACTTGTTTTTTTCACCAATCGTGATACGATGGAATTAACAACAAAACCAGTCGTACCAAGCCCTCTCGGCAATTTCGCCGGGAGGGTATTTTGTTTTTCCGGAACTTTGAAAAGCGGTGTTTGTTTGCAGAAGAGGGGGCGCCGTTCTCCAAACGCTTCCTTTCCAGAGATTTGGATAGGGGGGAGGGTCACTTGCCCTTACTCCCGTGAACCTTGTTGTGACAGGCGTTACACAGGCTTACAAGGTTGTCCAATTCTAATCTTTTCGCCCAATCTTCCTTTACTTCCACAATATGATGCACCATGTCAGCCGGAGTGAAGCAATGGTCTTTCAAACAATGCTGACAAAGATAATTGTCTCTTATCAAAGCAAGTTGTCTTGTTCGTTTCCAATCTGTTGATTTATAAAAACTTGTTATTGTTTTGTTTCTTGAATGTTTGTTGTAATGTTTTGTTTCTTCTTGTTGCTGTGTCTTGTGTGCATCACAGTACCGACCACGCGTGAGGCTGGGGCACCCAGGGGCGGCGCATACTCTCATGGGCTTAAGGGGCATAAACCTTATCCTCTATTTCTTCTTTTGTTGAATTGATGTAAGTTTGTCCAATAACATCATCAATGATTGTCGTAATCTTTTCCCCAATCTTTCTCATCAATATCTCCATTAAAATCAGATGCCTCCATTCTTCTTCCATCTATCCAAAGAGTTTCTTCCCCTCGTGTTATCTCTGATACATCCACATCAGCAACTGACACATCTATGTCGTCCCCATATACATAGAAGCCTTGGCTAATCGCCTGGCGTATATCATTCTCTATGGATCTCTTAACCTCTTTGTCCACATGTCCTTTTGCCCTTATTAACAGCAATTTCATGCCAGTTCCTCCTTAAAAATAAAAAGCCTTCCATACCAGAGACAGAAAGGCGTTAATGATTTATTCTAGTATTCTCTTGATCAATCAACGGTTGCATTAGTATTTTGATTTGAGCATTCACCTTTTCATATTCAGCAAGCAGGCGCTCTGCTTTTTTTAGTCTTTTGGCTTTTCCATATTGGTTTCTTATTGTTCTTATCCTCTTTTGAAGCGATCTAATATGAGGCGTAGTCACAGAGCAAACTGTTTTATGAAGGCATGATGGGCATTGAATGAACCCAATTACTACACTATTTTCTTTTTTGTGCTCGAGTAAAACGATATGATGTTTTTCGCCACATTGTTCGCATTTGCTAAAAGGTTTCATAGTGCTCCTCCTTCCAAGTCTGAACCATATTCTTTCTAAACTGCCACCGCACTCAAGCCGTTAACCGCCAATAGTCTATCCTGAGATTTACCGGAAGCAGTTTACAGAGAATATAAAATCAAGGGGGATTAAGACTGTTTAAAGGTTTCCCTTCCCCCTGAAACGTTCCTTTCCTCCAATGCTCATGTGCACCTGAACACCTTTAGCGGTATGCAACTACCCAAGTAAAAAAGCATCCCCAAAGGATGCTTTACATTAAAATTGATATTTGTGAAAAATAATTGTATAAGTTTCATCATCTCTTTTTACAACTTGATGAAGCAGCAAGGCCTCATTTTGCTTACAATACTTCGCTTCCAATACATTCGAGACTTTTAATAAGTTATCGCTTAGAGAATCTCCCTTGTCAATCTTCAAATCTGAAGCATACCATCCAGAACGGTTACTAATATCTTTTGTCTTATCAATGCTTTTATTAACACGTACGGGATTTAACATGCTTGATTTAGGAAAAGTAGTTCTATACTTTTGATTTATTGCATTAATTATAAGTCTCGTAGATTCGTCGATAGTCATAGCATCTTCAGAAATATCTTCTACTTCAAGATATACTTCAAAGTCCATGCTATCATTTGAATTTTTAATTGTTCCAGAAACTATCATAATACTCACCTCCCACCTTATTATCGGTGAAAGCAGTAATTATGGGAACAATTTGCAGAATTTGTCGAAAAAAAGTTTAAAGATGAGGCAATTAAGTTTGTAAAAGATAATTAATGAAAGAAGCACCGATCAGGTGCTTCTCCCAATAGAATTACAAATCATCTTCTGAATTTTTTAATAAGTTTACAACGTGGTTTTTTTAAATCACAACCACAGTCATATTCTTCTACGAAATTTTCATTTTGTTCAGAATGAGTTACCGGATAAAAATTTTCAATTCTAGTAATATTTTTATTTACATTGGTTATATGAGTTGGATGAACACGTCTAATAGTTCGTACATTTGTAGTGGTATTCACAAGATTTTTAGTAGGTGAAACTTTTGTTTCTGCATGGTTGTTTTCATTGCAGCTATTATGGTTACGACGAGAGCCAAGAATAAAGTCATCTGCATTTCGGTTCCACTCTCTGTTGCTCATGTAATCACTCCTTTCTTTTTCTAATAGAACCTTACGCTGTAGTATATGATTTTTATTTTAGGTTGTCCTAGACTGTTCAACTACGATAGAGAAATCAACATAAGTCATCATGGTCTAATAAGGGGTTAAAATGATAATTTTATTCGAGTTAGAAAGATTACAAATGAAATACAATATAAAAGTTTGAGCCTCCCTTATACTACCTGAATATATTCTTTCTAAACTGCCGCCGAACTCAAGTCGTTAACCGCCAATAGTTCTCCCCGAGATTTACCGGAAGCAGTTTACAGAGAATATAAAAAAAGCACCCCACAGGATGCTTTTTTGAGCTAACTCTTTAACTTTAACAACAAGGTTTTCCGCAATACTTATGGTGCTCAGTGACAGGATCATAATTCGAGTAACTATGCGGATAATAATGAACATGCTCATAATGCTGATGATTCACATTAGTTGTATGCTGTGGGTGAATATGTGGAACAATAGTATTCGAGAACGTATGATGTTGACAGCACTTAGTTGGATGCACAATTGGTGGTAAAACTTTGCAATGATGCATTTTTTCTTCTCCCTTCATTTTTTGTGTCTTTATAAACTATGTTGAGAAGTATTTATTCGTACTATTGCAACCACCTATTTCACCTATAAATAAGAGACTTCGCAGGAAACACAATTCGTCGAACAAAATGATTCACATTGCCCAAAAAACTGTATAGATTACTCATAAGAGCCCCCCTACACATATCAGCACTTGCTCTGACCCCACGTTTCTCCAACTCTTTATAATTAACGTGGGTTTTATTTTAAAAAAGCACTCTACAAGATGAATAAAACCTTCTTTTCGTGGAAATAATCCTTCTACGAGTGAATGCACCCATCGTTGATCCATTCGCTCTTGTTAAAGCCTCACGTTTCGAGAGAGTTCATCCGACCCTTGTCATCAAACGTGAGGCTTTATTTATTCTGTATTGTGCAGATTATAAATTGAATCAAACCATATTTTGAGTGTATACTTATATGTAAGCAGAAATATCGCTGCTTAATACCTACCTAATCCACTGAGATTAAGCCTCCCTCTATGTTGATCCTCTGTTAACATTAGGAGGCTTAACTCATATCAAAAAATAAAAGCACTCTCCCAACAGGGCGGGTGCTTTTATTTTATTACCTGTTACCATAATACCTTATTTAAAACAAAATGGTGTGCCGTTATGTTGCCATGTTTGTGCCGTTTGTCTGCCAAAATTACATTTGGAAATTAGAGAAAGCCTTTTTAAACAAGTGATCAACTACTACATCATTTATTCTAGGTCTATCAGCGAATGAATCTTCCTCCGTTTCAAGAAAAGCCCCGTTATCGAACTTTATATCACCATAAGCCTCTCCGTTGATTCTCACAACTATATAGTCGATGAGTGTTATTAACTCTAAAGTGCTTTTCGCAACTTTAAAAGTTACATCATCTGAATTAGTAATAATTTCAACATGATTTTTATCTGATAGATCATCTGTTAATTCATTGAACTGCCTTATGAAAAAACTCTTAACTTTTTCTTTAGAATTAAGAGTCTTCCATGTCGAATAACGCTCATATCTTTCTGCAAATGCCTCTCTCCAATTGCTGTCCATAATTTTACCCCCATATATTTCTATATTTAATATTTTTATTATAATCTGAATTATCCACAAAATCCACGAATTACCCATATGTTTTATACTGTGCAACTCGTCGAACTGAGCCAACCCCTTGTCCTCTCTGTTTTTAACCAATATCCCTAAAATGAATTACACACCTGTTATTTTTGAGGAATTGACGAAAAATGCAAAGAAAAAGGCCCATCCTTATTGTTTTGGATGAGCCTGGTTATATTTTAAATTTCTTCATAGCGTTGTTCATGGCGTCTTGATTGATTCCGATATACCGCAGGGTTGTCCGTTGATCCGAGTGATTAAATATCTCCTGCAGCATAGCAACGTCCTTCGTTTGTTTGTAAAAGTGATAGCCGAATGTTTTCCTCAATGTATGAGTGCCGATGTCATCTAAACCAACATACTCAGCAGCCGCCCTGAGAATCTTGTATGCCATCGACCGGGATATTGGCTTGTTAATCCCTTCACGGCTTTTAAAGAGAAATTCATGATCCTCTTTCCCTTCGACATAGGCTTTAAATTCTCTTTGAAGAGCTGGCGTCATATCGATTCTCTTTTTCTTTTTCGTTTTCTTCTCTATGAGATTGAAGTATGGCCGTTTAGCGTCTCTTACTCTCAGCTGCAGAATATCCGATATGCGGAGCCCTGAGTTGATACCGGTGACAAATAGCATGTAATTCCTCATGTTTTGCTCTTTTAAAAATCTCTTGATGTAGAAGATACATTCCGGATCACGTATAGGCTGAACAAAATTCATTAAGAAGCCGCCCCTTTCTTGTAGACTTCTTCTCTCAGAGCAAACGCCAGCCGATAGAAAGCTTTTGCTTTTATACGATAATAGCTGCGCTGACTCAAGCCCATTTCTGCATATACCTCATAATCATACATTTCTTCCGATTGCATATAGAGCATGACAATGATCTGCCGTTCTCTTTGAGTAAGCCGGTTAACAGCCCTTTGAATCCTTTTTAGAAATTTATCACGCTGAATCTCCCAATCAAGACGTTTTAATGCTGCATCTTCTGTCGATGAATGAAATTCATTCGTAATACTCGGCGGAACAATGCTATAAGCTGGTGTAACCTTTGGCAAAAAATCATCTGGCACCTGTAAGAGATATAACCGGTATTGATCCAGCAGCTGCTCTGCTTTTGCTTTAGTGGCTTCTTCGTCAATCTGAGGAATGTTTAATGTTAATTGATTCATATTTACCTCCTGATTATTCAAAATAAAAAGGACACCGAACAAACAGCACTATTGCTGTAGGTTCAGTGTCCGCAGGCTTTCCGTCTTGGACATTTATTCAATTAAACAATTCACCCTCGTCCCATTTAACGCGGGTAACCTTGCCTTGATTTGTAATTATCTTTGTTTCCCCATACGTGGGGAGCGGGACCATCCTCGCAGCTCCATTGGATAGAATAACCGCAAAACAATCATGCTGTTTCGTGTCTATGACAAGTTTATCTCTTTCAATTATATGATCTAAATTGATTAATCTCAAATAAATCCACCCTTTCATATATTTTGAACTGAAGGATTTTTCATCCCATTAAAAGAATATATTTATTAAATAACTTAACTGGAGGTATTTAAATGAACTCTGATAATGCTATTTCACGTCTACACAATATAATTGACCATGTTTACGGAAAAAGAACTGAACCCTCTTATGAGGATACTCAAAGGTCGATTAAAGAAGCCTGGTCAAAAGAATTTGGATTGGAGTCTAACGATCTTTCGGCTTTATTAAACTCGCTATCGTTGTTATTGGAGTTAGTTAGAAAAAGCCGAGCAACTATCGAAACTCACCCTCAATTAAACACCGAGAAAAATATCGGCTATATAAACAATATTGAGAGAGGATTAAGTCAAATAGATTTAGATAGGGGAACAATGAAAACCTTTTATACATATATAAATCGTGAAACTATCACAGCTCTTTATTATATAGGCGAAAATTACTCTTTTCTTAACGCCTCTCAAAGTAAAGAACTTGAGTCTGAACAAGTTACCTCACTTCTATCTGAAATTGAAGAACTAACTAAGAACTTTTATGCTTCAACTTTACCTGAAAAGCTAAAGCTCATCGTAATAAAAAAATTAAATCTGATTAGAGAAGCATTAATTCAGTATAGAATTACTGGATTAGATGGGCTACAAGATGCTCTAGAGCAAACAATTGGGTCAATAATTTTAAACGGCTCTGAATTTTCTAATCAAGAAAATGATCAGAATGTAAAAGGATTATTCGGCTTTATAAACAAGCTTGGACACATTCTCTCTGTTGGAAATACAGCTGGTGAATTTATAGGTTATATAAAGGAATACCTACCTCTTTCAAAATAGGAGAAGCTCAGAAAGGCTTCTCTTTATTTTGAAAAATTGTTAACCTCGTTCCCCAACTTTATTTGTTCGTATGCCAACAAATAAGCGTTCATTTTATCCTTAAATCTTTCCTGCAAATAAAAATTAAGTACCTGTTCCGAATCCTGCAGGTTTATGGTTTTCTTCTCATAAACCAAAAACTCTATCAGCAGAATGAGAGAATAATAATTATGCCGCAGCGCTTCTCGATACCAATCTCTAACTGTCAAACCTGCGCTCCAAATTTAAGAACAATCCATATTCTTTAATGAACGCCAATGAGACAGTACCAACAGGACCGTTTCTCTGTTTAGCAATAATGATTTCAATTATGTTTTTACTTTCGCTTTCTTTGTCATAATAATCATCCCGATAAAGAAACCCAATGACATCCGCGTCCTGTTCGATTTGCCCTGATTCCCTAATATCAGACATCATCGGGCGCTTATCCTGCCGCTGTTCAACGCCCCTTGAAAGCTGACTAAGAGCAATCACACAAATGTCTAACTCTCGTGCCATATGCTTGAGCATGCGGCTTATTTCGCCTATTTCCTGTGTTCTGTTCCCCCTATGTTTTGCTGATCCTGTAATCAGCTGCAAATAATCAATAATGATCAAGATATCTTTACCGGCATACTCCCGTTTCATTTTCCTTGCCTTTGACCATATCTCATTTACTGTGACGCCCGGGCGGTCAAATATTCTTAGATCAGCGGAACCGAGAATACCATTTGCTTGTGAAAGCTTGTTCCAATCATTAGCCGTCAAATTTCCTGTTCTCATTGCATCTGCATTGATATTTCCGAGAATGGACGCCATTCTTTTTAAGAGCTGCTTACGTGACATTTCAAGAGAGAAAATACCTACTGCACCGCCGCTATATTGATTTAAAGAACTACCCATAAAATTAGCCGCAACATTTAAGCAAAAAGCAGTTTTCCCGACAGATGGCCGAGCGGCTATGATGACCAACTCTTGTTTTTGAAAACCTGACGTCATTCGGTCAAGCTCCGCAAAGCCACTTCGCATACCCGTAATTTCCCCTTTTGGGGTCGCCAGCTCCTCGTAAATGTCTAACAGGTCATTTTGTATTGCTCCGTCCTCTTCGTCGCCTGTAGCGTCTTCTAAGCGCATTAAATTGGATATGCTCGTTTGAATAGTTGAGGACACATCTTCATGAGCGGCATTATGCTTAATTTCCTCCGCGATCTTGCTCATTTCTCTTTTTTGCCAATACTCAAATATAAGCTTTTCGTAAAAGGAAATATTGGCGGTAGTCGGCACCGACTCTGTTAAGTCGGATAAATATTTGTGCCCGCCAACGCTGCCGATGTTGTCACGTCCTACTTGCTCCACTATTGCAACCAAATCTATCGGGATCCCTTTAGAATCTAGTTCAATCATCGCAGCTAATAGATTTCTATGTTTGAACTGTGATAAATGAAGCGGCTTAATTCGACTGTCTTTTATTAGTTCAGGCTCTAAAAGGAGCGCCCCTAAAAAGGACTGCTCCGCATCTATGTTGTATAAAAATTGGTTCGTGTCCATTTAATCACCGATCCCAAGCATTCGTCTGATTTCTGCTTTTGATTTCTCTATGGATGCCCGCTCTTGTTCTGTTAACTCAGCAGGAGCAGCCATTTTCGCAAGATACTCTTTTGTTTCCTCTACAGAGGGAATTGCATTCATCCGGTCAACTGTTGCAGGCTTTGCATTCAACAAGTCCGCAACCTTCGGCGGAAACTTACTTGTTCTGCAAAAACTAATGAGATTGTTACGTACGCGCTCGTAATCATCCTCCTTTAGCAATTCGTGCCAAGAGTCAACTTTGTTTTGCGTTACTTCGAAATACTCAAAGTATTGATTTATTAGCTCTAGAATTTCAAATGTCTCTGCTTTAGTCATCTAAATTAAAATCCTCCCTCCGAAGCTGTGAGCGTTTCTTTGTTTGTTCTTTGCCTTTAATGCTTTTGATTTTAACGACCAGTTTGTCATAGTGTTTTCTAAGGCTTGATGGACTGAGTATGTTGGCTTTCCAAAAATCATCCTGTTGTGTCCACTTGATTAAGTATTTGATTTGTTCGTCTGTACGCTTGTCTCTTTCTCGTATTAACCTAAATTCATTAGCCCACTTTTCCAGATTGGGCTTTTTAGCATCAGGGTTATTGGTTTTGATTTCTTTAAAAAGATATTCCGCATTCTCTATGTCGCAAATTTCATATTTGAGACGAGAAGGTTTTTTATTCTCTTCATTCTTTACATTCTTATAATTCTTGTTTGTGTTCATTTGTTGTTCATTTGTTGTTCTTTTGATGTTCATTTGTTGTTCATTTCGATGCTCATATTCCGTTCCCTCTTGCTGATAAAGCGCCCAATTATCAATGTTTACGATGCTGAATTTGTTGGTCTTTTTGATGCTCAAATATCCCATTTCTTCTAACTTCTCTAGCCATCTATAAACCGTGCTTTTTCCCTTCACTCGATCAGAAGATTTCAACCCAAAATTATATAATTCTGCAATATCAAACCGACCAGTTATAAATTCACCAGGCATCAACCTGACCTTTTGTTTACCCACTATTTGATCGCGTTCTGCATGGGTGGCCTCTGTTAAACAAATGATCCATAGTCGTAACAACTGGGGATCATTAAAAATGGGATTACTTCTAATCTTTCTGTGCAGCTTTATCCAACCGACCATTAAAAATCACCTTGCTCACTTGTAAAAATTCAATTCATCGCTATAAGCCACTTCTCCCATGAGATAACGGAAACCGGCAATAAATCCTGATATAAAAGCATCCTCACTTTCATACGCTGCTTTTGTTGAACACATCTCATCAAAATCTTGCAAAAGCGGCTTTAAATCTGCCGGCAGCTGCTCGCTTAACAATGTATAAAGATTGTTCATTCGGTCATTGGCCTTACATGTTTTTGGGGACCATTCAATTTTTTCGTTATCACTGTCTAATCTCTCATGCAGAGACTTGGTTGCTATTAATTTGAGCATAGTAACCATGCCAGCGTCGTAATACTTACCGCATACAGTCGTTTTATTTTTATCCGCTCCGATTTGTTCACCAATAGCAGCTATTTTAGTAGGCGTACCCATTAATTTCATAATTGAACTCTCCTCGGATTTGATTTATTAGATTGATATTTTCGTTAAGTCGTGGTATTGTCTATCTGAATAAATCAAGAAAAAGTGCGGCAACACTCTTTCTTGACCGTATGTTTGACTCTTACATCTTAGAGTAATGTGAGATTTGGCCGATCCTTCTCTATTGAGGCGATGCGGCCATATTCGTCTTTTTCGGCTTTGTACACCGGAATCGGTTCTTTAATAACCTCATGTAATATTTTTGAAGTATCAATCTCCCCGCTTATGATTCGATCCATTACACCTCTATAGAAAATATCAAAGAAAACATCATCATCTGGCGACTCAATATTTTTCACAAATACCTCAAGCATGAACCTATCAAAATCTATTTCATCCGGCATATTATGAATTGTGCTTCTCATTTCAGCCGCTCTTTCTTTGCTATGATCTATAGAGAGAAGAGATAAAAAATCATTCTTTTTCATTTTCCAGAACCCCATTGACAAGACTAAATGCTTTTCAAGGCTTTCTGGATAAGAGGGACTTAATTTAACTGCTTTTTCAATTTCTTGCTTAATTTCAGCTATTGTATTTTCGCCCATTTTCCCTATAGATTCATTCGCTTCTTCTAAATCCTCAATCTCGGTTAAAATGGACCACAAACGCTTACGATATTTAGAAGCGGTGATTTCTCCGCGATTCATTTCCCGCTGTAATCGTTTGATCCACACCAAGGCGTTATATGGACTATATTTTGAAACAGACATAATTTTATCTACGTTGAAAAATTTACGTAGGTCTTGACTCACTTTTTCAGGAATATCCGCCTCAGTCATGCCAACAAACAAATACATCAAATTAGATTCCGCGATACGATCAACACCACGCCAAAAGGCTTTATATGTGTCATTTATGAAAGCATGAAATTCCTTCGTTACATGATTCACTTCTACTTTTAAAGCTTTGACACGACTATAAAACTCGAATTTATTCATTTTCTCATCCTCCTAAATTAACGGCCTCCATGTTTTAATCCATGCCTTAGCATCCTCAAAATCTAACTTTCTCAAATCCCTGTATGAAGGCACTGCGAAAGCGTCCCTAAAATTGCGGTAAATACTTGAAAATAGGCGACGTGTCCCCTCTGGACTGTCATCATATCTATCACGTATTTCATAAACACGCTTTTTAATTTGCTTTTGGATAACATTTTGCTGAAAGGAGTCGATACTCAAGTTGTCTTCAAGTCTGCCTAAGCGTTTGTCTTGCTCGTTCTGTTTTTGCTCAAGACGGATCATGTGTTGTAATTGTGGGCTTAACTGTGAATAACCAGTTTGTAAATGCTGCTCCATTTCATTAAATCTTGTAACGTATTCTGCTGTGAATAACACGCCCTTTTCACCCGTCATTTTATTTGCAACCATTTCACAACCTTTTTTTGTTAGAAGATAATGAGGTCTTACCTGTCCTTTATTGTCCTGATAAGTCGAAGGAACAAAGAAATCTAACGCCCCCAAATTTGGGTTGGTTAAAATAACATCAATATATTTCTTGATATCCCTCAAAAGATGATCGTGTCGTTTGTCTATATATTCAGCAACATCCCGGCTATCAATGAGATACTGCCCGTTTGTTTCAATTACTTTCAAAGTGCTATTCATGTTGCAGCCTCCATTCTTTCTAATTCCCTGCGTCGGACTTCAATTATTTCTAGTTCCTCAGCTTCGCACATATGTACGCAGTATTCTTTTCCTGAGCTTACAAACTCAAGCATCACACGGCCTTTTAGCGGCTGTGTCTTTTTTGCTATTTCAAACTTCAAGCCTGAATTATCACTTGGTTTTTTTGAGAACGCGAAAAGCGGTCCACTATTGAACAAAAAATCAATGAAATTGTAAGATGCTTCAATATCTAAGTCCGGTTCCGGATTTATTATTTTAATGTCATTCAACTTCAAACTTTCATTCATTTTCTCACCTACATTTCGTATAAATTGGTATAATGTCCCTATCTGTTTTTGATAGGAGGTGACATTATTATGGTCAAGGTTACTTTTCTAGACGGAGAAGAGTTAATCATAGAAAGAGATACATTTATAAACGGTTATAAAGCAGACGGCTTCTATCTCCAAAATGTATTCACAGATACAATAGACGGGCACATGAGTACAGGAAAAGCAGACGAGCTCTCAATTGCGACCACGAACCCCAAGATTGGTATTACCGGCTTTATACTTTCTGTAGATTGCTTCTCAATTGGATTGGACCACGAAAGCAATAAACATTATTTGTCGTCAGCAGTAAAATCAATCGAAAATATTTAAAATTTATGATAGCGCGCTAGTTTATGAGCTAGCGTGCTATTTACCTTTTCAATATTGCTTAGCAATAAACAGCATTTTTCCCTGAACTCTTTGATTGCTTTTACATCATTCTCTGGCACTTTGACTGAAACTCTGTTTTCCGGTGTGAATTCGTATAACACGGATGTATACAATTCTCTGTGCATATCTTGCATGTCTGGAATATCACCAGTTAGCGTTTTTATATTTAGCACTTCTGTATAAGACGTCCCGTTGTCTTCATTTTCTTTTTTCATTTTTATCTCTCCCTTAGTTTCTTGGCTGCTCGGAAAGCCACTTAAGTAAAAACTCTTTGCATTGCTTCTCAGGGAACAGCCATTTCTTTCCGACACGATATTTCGGAAATCTTTCATCATAAAAGAAGGTTTCTTTTATGAAATTCAAGCTCATATTTGTTTGCCTACATAGCTCTTTCATATCCCAAAAGGTGTATGAATCTCTGGCTTCATTCAATTTCTCTTCAATTTTTTGAATGCAAAGCTGCTTAATTTGTTCTTCATTTACTTGGATCGAAAACAAAACTTGTCCCTCCCCTTTTAGGCTGATTGGTTTTCGCTATCGGTACATTCGAAAAGATATTCAATGTTACACTCAGGGAAAAAATGTCGTTTAATTTTCAATGCCTCATCATAATAAAAACGATATTTTCCATTTACCTTATCGTTCACAGTTGCATAACGAACATTTAAAAAGTTCGAAATGTCTACCATTGTAATACCTTTCCTAGCCATTTCTGCTCGTAAATTTTTATGCATTATCTTGCACACCCCCTGATGAACGCAATTGCGTCTTTTCGATAAATCAACTATAGACGCATTTTCGTTCATTGTCAACAAAAAAAGAGCATTTAAGAACGAATTTTCGTTTATATGTTATTTACATACGCAATTTCGTATAGTATTATTAATTTATAAACGATTTTTCGTATAAAGAGTAAATAAAAGGAGTTATATTAAATATGGATAAAAGAGCAGAAATCATAGACCGATTGATATCTGAATCAGGGCTTAGTAAAAAAGCGTTCGCTGAAAAAATAGGAATACCACCAACAACCTTGCGCTCAATGCTTTCGAGGGGTGTCGGTAATGCCTCGGTTGATAATGTGATTAAAGTATGTAAAGGATTAGGTATTACTACAGATCAATTAGAAGATTTAGCATCCAGTGATAACGGTGATGTTGAAACAATCGCAGCACATCACGATGGAGAGGATTGGACTGAAGAAGAGCTAGAGGAAATTCGTCGCTTTAAAGAATTTGTAAAATCAAAAAGAAAAAACAACCAGGAGTAATTTGCAGATGAGTTATGAAAGCCTTTTAATTGAGTCAGAAGATACAGTAACAGTCTTTGAAAAGAAACTCAGCCGAAGAATAAAAGGTTTATATTCAGATGGCATTGTTTGGATAAATAAAAAGTTATCAAATACAGAAAAAAGAGTGGTTCTAGCTGAAGAATTAGGACATCACTTTACAACTGCTGGACAAATACTCGATCAGTCAACCGTACAAAACAGAAAACAAGAATTGAGAGCAAGAAATTGGGCTTACAAAAAATTAGTACCACTAAATAAAATTATTCAAGCCCATAAAGCAGGTATTAAAAACCGGTATGAACTCGCTGAGTTCCTAAATGTTACAGAAAAATTCTTAGACGAAGCTCTTAAAAGATATATTGAAGAGTACGGATTGTATAAAGAGGTAAACGGATTAACAATCTGCTTTCAACCATTAGGCGTAATCGAAATGTTTGAAACCTATCAAGTATAAAAAATTTACCTGAAAATCGAACGTATATTCTTATTTAGAGGTGTTAAGACATGGCTAGTTTTAGAAAGCACTCAAATGGATCATGGGAATACAGGATACGGTACAAAGATAAAAATTCGAACAAATACAAAGAAAAATCGAAACGTGGCTTTAAAACAAAAAAAGAAGCCCAGTTAGCTGCGGCACAAATAGAGACAGATATCGAATATTATGGGTTCGCTAATGATGGAAAAGAAAGCATTAGTGAGTATTTCAGTAAATGGCTCGAAATATATAAAAAGCCGAACGTCAAGCCTATCACTTATTCACTTCAAGAAAGGAATGTAAGACTTAATATTCTTCCACAATGGGGAAATCTAAAATTAAAAGATATAACTAGAACTGAGTATCAAAAATGGATCAACGAGCTAAGGGACGAATATAGTGAAGGCACTGTGAGGAGAATACATAGCATCATGAACACTGCATTAAATGACGCTGTGCACGAATTTAGGATACTGCGTGAGAACCCTGTCACCCGTATTAAAATCCCAAAGGAAACTAAAAACAACAAGGAAATTAAATTCTTTACTGTAGACCAGTTAGAGAAATTTCTAAATCAGGTGAAAGAGCCTCAGAAAAATTCCAAATACAAACACTCAATACAGTATTATGTTTTATTTTCTCTAATGGCTCGGACCGGTCTACGGATAGGTGAAGCGCTCGCTCTAACCTGGGACGATATAGATTTTGAAGAGCGCACGATAAAAGTGAATAAAACACTAGTCTACCCGACAAATTCCACACCTTATCTTTCAACCCCTAAAACAAAAGCTGGCTTAAGAATAATCAAACTAGATGCGCACACTACTCAGCTTTTAAAAAAACACAGAATCAATAGACATGAGGTTGTTCTCAAATACAAAAACTATAAAAAACCGGAGACCAATATTGTGTTTTATCAGCATGATGGGCGATGGTTGCGCACAAATGTTGTTAGAGAATACTTCAAAGAGATATGTAAAAGAGCTGATTTGCCAATATTGTCACCCCATGCATTAAGGCATAGTCACGCCGTGCATTTAATTGAGGCTAAGGCTGATTTGAAATTTGTATCTGAAAGACTTGGACATTCGAGCATAAAAATAACCGCAGATACGTACCTCCATGTCACCAAAAAAATTGAAAATGACGCATTAGAGATGTATCTGCGGTATACAAATTTATAATTTTGTGGGTGTTTTGTGGGTGGGGTCTCCCTGAAAACCAGTTAAACCCCTGTTGTATCAGGCTTAGCCTATACTACCTTCCATTTCGAACTTAATCAAACGGTTCATTTCAACTGCGTATTCCATTGGAAGCTCTTTTGTGAATGGCTCGATAAAGCCCATTACGATCATTTCAGTTGCTTCTTCTTCAGAAATACCGCGGCTCATCAAGTAGAAGAGCTGCTCTTCAGATACTTTAGACACTTTCGCTTCGTGCTCCAATGAAATGTTATCATTTAAGATTTCATTGTAAGGAATTGTGTCTGAAGTTGATTTGTTATCCATAATGAGCGTATCGCACTCGATGTTAGAGCGAGCGCCTTCCGCTTTGCGTCCGAAGTGGACGATTCCGCGGTACGTTACTTTTCCGCCCTGTTTTGAAATCGATTTTGATACGATTGTAGATGATGTGTTTGGTGCAAGGTGAATCATTTTCGCACCTGCATCCTGATGCTGGCCTTTACCTGCAAGAGCGATAGAAAGCGTCATACCGCGCGCGCCTTCGCCTTTTAGGATACAAGCCGGATATTTCATTGTCAGCTTAGAACCGATGTTGCCGTCGATCCATTCCATTGTTGCGTTTTCTTCACAGACTGTACGCTTTGTTACAAGGTTGTAAACGTTGTTCGCCCAGTTTTGGATCGTTGTATAACGGCAGTAGCCGCCTTTTTTCACGATGATCTCAACGACCGCACTGTGAAGTGAGTTTGTTGTGTAAACAGGCGCAGTACAGCCTTCAACATAATGAACGCTTGCTTCTTCGTCAACAATGATCAGTGTACGTTCGAACTGACCCATGTTCTCAGAGTTGATACGGAAGTAAGCTTGAAGCGGTGTTTCAACCTTCACGCCTTTAGGCACGTAGATGAAAGATCCGCCGGACCAAACAGCTGAGTTAAGCGCCGCAAACTTGTTATCAGTCGGCGGGATTACTTTTGCCCAGTGCTCACGGAAAATATCTTCATTCTCTTTCAGCGCGCTGTCAGTGTCTTTAAAGACGATGCCTTGTGCTTCAAGATCTTCTTTCATGTTATGGTATACAACCTCAGATTCGTACTGAGCAGAAACACCCGCAAGGTATTTTTGTTCAGCTTCAGGAATACCGAGCTTGTCGAATGTTTGTTTAATTTCTTCAGGAACTTCATCCCAAGAACGCTCTGAACGCTCAGACGGTTTTACGTAGTACGTAATTTCGTCAAAGTTCAGTGAGTTTAAATCTCCGCCCCATTGAGGCATCGGCATGTTGTAGAAATGCTCAAGTGATTTCAAGCGGAAGTCAAGCATCCATTGAGGCTCTTCTTTCATGCGAGAAATTTCTTCTACGATTTCTTTTGTCAATCCGCGCTCTGAACGGAAAATGGAAACGTCCTTGTCGTGAAAACCATACTTGTATTCACCAATATCAGGCATTTTTTTAGCCAT